TCTGGAAACGCTCTTGGTGGAAACAACTGTGGATGCTTAGTCTCAAACTCATCAGGACCGACCTTGGCACCCGTCCACTCTGTCTTCATCTCACGAAGACGGTAACGGCGACCTGACCGATCCGATATACCATAAGCATGTTTACCACTAGCGTAGGCCATTACACCCTCAGATAACTCAAACTAGGCTGCAACTTCAAAGGTGTTCGACCTTGATCCTCGTCCGCTGCACGTTGGAACTCTTCTTCATAAACTGACTTTAACATTTGAATACGATCTGGTGCTCGTTTCATAGCCATGTAGTAGGCTAACCCCGCCACCATACAAGGATAAAAACGAAAAGGCATATCAGTAGTATTAACAAGAGCGTCTGCATCTTCTATCCTGCGTACATAATAATAACGAACTTGGTCTGTAGAGTTTTCAGGAGTAGACCACAAATACATTACAGGTGTAATTTGCCGATCTAACCAAAACTGACTTGGCCTGCCTTGAGTAGTTTTACTGGGAACTGTCGCATAATCACCACGGCTAATACGTTGAAGTTCATAATCCGTGTTAGATCTTCGTATCACAACGTCCAACACATCAACGACATCAGCAGCTAACGCATAAGAAGATGTCCCTTGTGTTACAGTAAAGTCTGCTTCTTTTACCGTCCACAAGTTAAGACCACGATTAGCCCAGTCTGCAAACATCAGATTCATAGACCTACGAGCCGTCTTAGCATCATACCCCGTGCGAACTTCTAGTCCACACCTCTCGTATGCTTCTTCGATTACCTCTCCGACATCGAGGTTAAAATCTCTTGATCCTGATGTTGTCATTGTATCAACTCATATGTGGTTTCTGATTTGTTTTAGTTACAACCGCCCCACCATTTTTAAAACCAATTTGAGCAGCAACTTCTGGAGCTTTTTTCTTTAAAGCTCTCATGCCATCTCCTTTTGGACCTTCAGGTATCGGCTTCTTCTTCTTTTCCATCGTTATCCTCCTGATTATAAAGATTATCGAACACTCGATTGACATCTAGTGTATAGTCTAAATCACTTTTTGAATAGTGTATATGTTGTGAGGGTCTAAAGTCTGGTGCACCCTCACCCACTGCAAACCAAGCGGGATGTGTAACCCTTACTCGATTGTTCGGTAAAGCTACTATATTTCCTGTCCACTCTCCTGCATCCAACAACTGCATCACATGGCTTTGTTTATGTTGTGCCGGATCATCTGCAATCTCAGAGTTTGTGTAGTCTACAGTAAAAAGATACTTTGCAGGAAAGAACTGTCCATCAATCTTCGCCATCCATGGACATGGTGTAGCCCTATCTAAAACATACACCGCATGATCATGTGATGCACAATCCCACGGTTGAGCATCATGTGTTGACATCGGCACAGGCCATTCAGCTAATGGAATATCTGCCACCAATGCCGTAAGAGGCATTCTTGCCCACATTGCACCGCCATGAACTGTATCTTCCTCTTCGTCTTCAGCTTCACAACCAGTAAAGATTACTTGAAAACTTAACGATCTATTAGGCATACTTGTTACAGCTATGACCATAGCATGTAAAAACTCGCCATGATACTTCTCATGGTTATGGGTATATTCTCTACGAACCCACGCCTTAAAGTAAGGTATGTTGCTTTGAAGATAAGGCATTAGGTTTAAAAAGTTCCTTTAAAGCCTAGCCCTTTAACTTGACCCCCGGCCTTGTAACCTTTAACCTTGCCACCCGCTTTCATGCCTTTAACCTTGCCACCCATCTTCATGCCTTTGACTTTGCCCCCTGCTTTCATGCCTTTGACTTTGCCACCCATCTTGTAACCTTTTTTCTTCATTGCCATGTGAGTTCTCCTTTCAAAAGACTCTTACTAAGCCACCATTAGCCTTTTTATTCTTCCAACTAATTCGTTTCGACGATTTCTTTTTCTTTGCAGCAGATGTACACTGTGCCATAGTAGGGCGACAAGCGGGATAACCTTTACGCTTCTCTCCCTTTTGACGACCACAGGGCTTTCCTGTCTTGCAGTCAACCCAACCCTTGCCATCATTCTGACCAAACCATTCCCGCAAAGAGTTCTTTTTCGCCATCAAAATGTCCTTGTAGTCTTACGCCTTGACTCTTCTACTTGACCACAGCCAGAGGCAATAAAACCCCCTCCATTAAACCTTTTCTTAGGAGGACGTTTGGGATTATCAATTGAAGAAACTATTCCACCTTCTGCTTTCTTAGTAGAGTTTCCCCAGTTTTTTGCCCCTACTTTGCGGCATTTTGATAACGCCCCCGAAGCGTAAGCCGAGGGCCATACTTTGTAACGGCTTTTTACTTTGTGATAACAAGCGTCTTTTTTTGCCTTTTTCTTTGCCATTAGTCACCCCCTTCGATGGAGGCTTGGATACTTGCTGTCGCATCTGCGCCCTCGAGATTGCCATATGTCCTCTCCATCTCTGTCTTTATATAATCAATTTGTAAGGCCATAACCTCTGTTCTTTTATCAACGGCTATCAAAGTCTTTGTGACCCAATCAATCCAACTGTAGCCAACACCACCAACACCGATTATAAAAGCTGTTATAAGAGCTATTGTGACTTGTTTGTTCACTTCATTCACCACATTTTACAAGACCAGTATTTGGCCTTTAGTTTATCAAGAGTGCCTTTATCACAACCGTGACGAGCACGGAAAGACTTACGACGTTTTGGGTTTGATTTCTTGATAGTCATATTGGCGTCCCCAAATCTGACTATCTTTTCTTTACCCTTGTCACACGCTTTAACAACAAACTTCTTGCCGCCAGAAACCTGACGTTTCGGTTTATTGCACTTCATCTTATCCTTGTCGATCTTAGCCATCTTACCCTCAGAAAAAAACGGCGGCTCTTACACCGCCGTTGCTTTAACCAAAGAATCCAGTAATTGAGTCAATGTTGGTAAGCGTCACATGACACTCATCATCAAAGATCATACCGTGATCTGGAATGGTAATCTGGTTATCATCACTTTGATGAAAGACCATAGATAACTGTGTTGCTCCACCACTACCGTTTTTGAACACAACCGCAGGAGAACCGCTACCCGCAGTTTTTACATAAAATGATTTTAGTCTAGTTCTACCGCCCTGTAGTGTTCCAGTCGCCGTAGCTGTCTTTGCAAAAATAGAAGCAGCCATCTAACATCTCCTATTAGCCAAGGTTGTTGTTCTGAGCATACAAAATAGTAACGCGAACTTCACCCGCATTTGTTGCAGCAGAGTTAGTTACAGTCAAACGAATGTCTGCTGTTCCTGTGTCCTCCCACGCCAACGTACCGCCTGCTTGAGTAGTAGGATATTTACGTCCCGCCGTAGTTCCGATAGCAAATGTATTTACAAGAGTTGCTGCACCACCAACCGTGTCTCCAACACTTAGGTTAGTAGCTCCACTTGCTGCTGTAATAACGTCAATTACACAGTCAATAATCTGAGAGTTTGCAGGGATAACAACGTCTGTCACAGACGCAGCTAATGCACCACCAGATAAATCTGCTGCAAATGTCTGAGACATTACTACTTGACCAGTGTTTTTGATGTTTGAACCAAGAGTTGTACCCGTGGTTTCTTTGATGGTTCCTGCTTTAATAGGACCAGAGAAAGTTGTCGTACCCATGTTGATCTCCTGTCTAGGGTTAGTCAGCCACACCATGTGACTGTCAGGGATACAAACAGAGTAACTTATCTTTAAACAAAAAGAAAGGGGCAACCGAAGCTGCCCCAATCAAAATGGAGGTAATACCTCCTTATATCACAGTTTAGGCTCCAGGTGAACCAAAGATACAACGTGGATCTGAGAATCCAAAGCTGTAACGTTCACGAGCTTTAAACCTCATGTTTCCTGTGTCGAAGTCTGCTTCCATGTTTGTGGATAGCGGAGTACGCTCAAAGTGGATCATTCCACGAGGAGCATCAGTCATGATAAAGAACGCATCAGGATCTGTTAGGAAGTCGTTAACGGCATAACCGTTAGGCAACATGCCCATTGATCTTAGTGCGTTTGTATCATTGTCCGCTGTACCAACACGAAGGTTAGATACCATCAGACGCTCTGCAACGAATTGCAGTTGTCTTGGGATAAGTAACTTCATGCCACGTAAAGCAACTTTTAAACCACGCTCGTCAACAAATCCTGCGATATTAATCAAAGCATCTTCAAGAGATGTTTCGTTTAAATCAGCAGCAGTTGCAGGTTCGTTGGCAAATGTACCTCCAGAAGTTAGAGGATGGTTAGTCGCACAAAGTGCAACACCATCACCACCCGCAGTAGCACCACCTGTGAACGCTGTGTTCAATACAGATGCAGCTTTAACCTGCTTTGAGTGTGCCATTGAACGAGCCAACGCACGAGTATAACGTGAACCAAGACGATCATAGAGATTGTCTTCGATAGCTTCCTCAGTGATTGAGAATGCCAACGCTACTGTTTCGTGGTTGTAACGAGCAGTGTATGCTTCGTTAGCGTCGTCAAAGTTTACTGCGCCACCTTCTGATTTAGTCGGTGCCGCTCCGAAGCCGGATAACATCACTTCTTCTTCAAACGCTCGATCTGAAGATTCAGTAGTGTAGATCTCTGCATGTTGGTTTTCGTACCTTTCGTACTCCATACCAAACAAGGCGTTGAGACCTGGTTCCAACTCTTTCGCTAGTTGTGCGCGAGATATAGCCATAAGTCAGTCTCCTTATACGCCAGTCGTTGAAACAGTACCGCCTGCAATCGCGCCATTGGCGGAATTGAAGGAGTTGTTTAAACGAACAATTACAGGGATACCCGCTGCGGTAAAATCTGAGTTTTCAGGGTCATCTTGGATACCCATGATTCTCAAATTTAAGTTTGCAGTGGCAGCGATTGTGCTAACAGCCAGTTTTGCGGAGGAGATACCAGTCGTAGAAGAACCAGAAGCGCCGTCTGCAAAATTTGCGTTTGCGAACACATGTCCTCTAGCAGTTGCTTCGCTTGTTAGTGAAGCATCTGAACAGATGACGAATGTTTGCATTGGGTTGTCATACACGAAAGCTTTGACGGGATGATTAGTATCCGCGCCAGAGCCGGGCCAGTTGTTGGAAAATATTGTTTCACCAGTGGTGGACGAAACGTATTCACAACCCCAGAAAACACCTACAAGACCTACAGTGCCACCCGCAGCCGCGCCAACTTTGTCAATAAAACCAGTTGATAGCGGGATAACAGGTGAGCCTTGAAAGATCGTGTTTGTATTTCCGGCTGCTATACGATACTCGGTCGCACCAGTGGTGTTAGTAGCCTGACCGACTACTCCAATCGGACGAAGTCCGAATGCACCGTTAGTGTTTGCCATAGTAGCAATCCTTTATGTTAATCGGAGTCTCCGTTGGATCCCCCGAAGGTTACACGACTTTGCCGATTATTAGTAATCGGCATTGAAGGATGTTGTTCCTTCATCAAGTCCTGATCCACAGCAGTCATTTGTTCGCGGGTTCGGCCCCCGTAATACTCGTTTCTCTCATGCGCTGTCTCTTCAGGTATACGGCACAGCATCAATCCGCCTTGTCCAATCACTCCCTGATATTTGCCATCATCGATGACAGGAGCTTCATAGTGTGGATACTGGTCTGCGCGGACGGGTTCCCATCCTTCACGTAGCTTGGCATGGACGTTCATCTTGTCCTCCTCCCCACGCATTGCAATTCGTATCCACCGATGCACAAAACCCTTTGGGGCTTCAGGTGCTTCAAGGTGACTGGGCGGTGCCCAAGGTTTTCTGCGAGTTTCTTTATCTCGTGTTGCGTTTTCACGCGGTGTTCTAGTGTCAGCCATTTGTTACTCCTTCACATACTTGGCGTATTCTTCAAGAGGTACGCCCAGTTTTTTCGCAATCGCTACTTGTGAGTGCGATAACTTGACCGACCTGCGCCCTGATTTTGCTGTACTGCGGGATGCTGAAGCAGCAGCAGCGGCGACCTGTGCTCCACCCGATTTCTTAGCCGTCTGGAATTTGTGTGGAAACTCCTTCCGAATACGACTATCAACTTCAGTATAATACTCATCGCTCTTCGGGTCAAACCCTTCTTCTTCAACAAGTTGCTGATGAATTGTAAAAGCGGCTGTAGTCATTATTTTATCATCACCAAACCAAGCGTTTTTCTCTGCCCAATCTTGAGCACGAGGATCCGGCTGTGGGCGTTGCTGTACAGGAGCTTGTTGAGGTTTTGGTTGTTCTTGAACAGCAGTCTTAGCCTGTTGATCTGCACGAGCTTTTGCAGTGTTATACCTTGATTGTTCTACAGCAATAGTAGAAATTAATTGTTGAGCCTCTAACATTTTATCTGAATCACCTGCTTCATACGCCTCTTTGTAAAGACGTTTAGCCGCATCAGTTTGAGACTCTAATCTTGTGCCATACTCAGAAAGATATCCTGTGTCCAAGGCTTGCACACGGGATTTTAATTTTTTATTTTCATCAAGCAGTTCTTGGGAAACTCTAAGTGCTTCTGCCTTATCCCGTTCTTCTTGACGATACTTTTCTGTAAGTTTTTTTATACGAGACTGAACACCTTTACTGTAAGAGTCTAACTCATCTCCTTGAGGTTTTTCTTTTGGGTCTGTAGTAACCTCAACCTTGTCTTCAGTAGCTGCTTCGGGTGTTTCTATAGTTATTTCTTCTTCGGTAACCTGCTTTTCTTCTTCTACCATGACTTATCCCCTTATACTTGTTTTACATCATCAGGCTCAAGGATCGTAGCAATGACTTCATCATCATTGATTATACGAACTTCTCCGCCGTCAATCTTGAATCGAGAACCAGAGTAGCGACCAATGCAAACCCATTGACCCTCCTTGCACCATGGCTCACTTTCAGATCCAAACTTACTTGGATCTTTGTACGCCAAGGGTCCAACCTTCATCACGTATGCTACAGTCGTAGCTACAGACTCACGTTCTCTCACTTCATCAGGAATATATAAGCCACTCGCAGTTTTAGCTTTACCTTGATACGGCATAACTAAAACCCGCCAACCAGTCGGTTGCGGGAGTCTTTCGAGTAACGGTTTATCTAAGAGGGACGGGTCTAGCACCCGTTCATTAGCGTCAACATATGCGCTATTCAAAGAGTCAGAGGACTTAACCTCTTTCTTTTCTTTGTTAACTTTCTGCGCAAGATGTTCAGGAAGATATAAGGTCTTCGACATCGTCTACGTTTTTCTCCAGCAGGGACTTGATTTCTTCTCGAGCAAAAGAGAGTCCCCGTATCTCTCCCACCGCCATTTTGTACTGTTCCCAATCTTTAACAGCACCATTTGCAAGAGCAACAGATATATCGTTTTGTCGCTCTTCTAATTTTTTATACAAATATTTCGATAAGTCAACAACATCCATTACATAAACCAACCATAAATTTTTACCGTTTCTTCTTTACGATGCTTTAAACCGTTATACCCACCATTCACTCTTTTTGTGATAGTTTTTATAACCTCGTTGTTAACACCCTCATCACATATGTCCCAAAGTTTGTTTCTGTGAAAGAACCAGATAGCAGATTCCATAGGATACTTAGTAGCAACCAAGTCAGGATCATCCATTATCTCAGGCAAATCCATGTCCGCCGCGAATTGAGAGTAGTTATTTTTGCCAGTGCACTGTAAAAATCCACGTCCTCGCCACAGATAACCCTGTCCATCATTGCCCATCCTGTCACCATACACACGGTCTGCTAAAGCTTGTGGATTTCGGGCACAGCTTTCGGCGTCACTTTCAGACTTAAAGTATTTTCCAAATACTCCTAGTATGGATTCTTTGCTATAGTTTAAATTCTCTTGTGTATAACGAAACGTACCACTCTCGTGCACAAGCTGCCCTAAGAAATGCGCTCCACGCTCTGGATTCAAAGCGTAGTGGTCACAGATCTTCTTTGCAGTGTTGGGACCAAACGCACCGTCAGGTGAAGATCCTATCTTTTCCTGTAATGTTTTTAATGCTTCACTCATTTACAACCTCTTTTGTTCCACAAACACGTTCATACACCATATCGTCTATATAGGCTTCTGCCCATTTGTTTTCTGTAAAGGTACAGAATACCCACAGATCATTTACATCATCATTCAACAAATTAATAATATCTTGTTGCGAGGATACTTGGCCTTGAAGATGTTCAATGTCATGGACGATGTTGCTTATGTACCACACTAAACCAACTAATTGCACAGCCATAGCAAAAACTAATGCAACAGGTATTTTCATATCAGCCATAATTACCTCTTAAAGAACTTCTGTACACCACGCACACCAAATGACGCTGATATGGCGATACCTAAACTGTAAAAATACCAGTCTGGTGCTTTGGAGAGTTGTTCAAAACCACTATCTACCCAACCCTCAGTGCCTGGAACAAACGCCAAAACAAGCGGAATAGACAGGACAATAACAAACCACTCGTCTTTCCAACTCGATTGAGAGCCTTGCGCCATGATGCGTTCCCAATCAGCAACACTTGTTTCCTTACTAAGCATTATCTTAGCTTTGGCTTCTGCCTCTGTTAGCTTTAGCTTTGCACTTGCAGCTTGTGCCTGTGACTTTGCATCGAACCAACTTCCTGCTAAATTAGCTATTGGTCCTATCAATGACTGTAACATTAACTATCCTCCATCTGTATACTGGTCTTCTTGCTCTCAGCCTTTGCGCTGTATGCATTGAATCCCATAAAAGCTGCGACCACTCCAGAAGCTGCTATGACATATACACTTGCTATATCTGTTATCAGACTTGCCGCTTTGTCAAATCCAAGTACTGAAGCAAGCAAGATGATGAACGGGTAGATCAACATTCCCATTAAAGCAAAACCTGTAAAACGTCGCTCTGCGTTACGCTTGAGATCCCGGTCAATCATCTCAAGTCGTCTATCCTCCAGAGCAATTTTATTCCACTCTGATTTCTCTATAACGCCATTGTTATTGGTATCTGCTTTTTCAAACTCTGTCATTTTTTTGACCTCGCATATGCAACCGCTATTCTTTTTTCCCGTGTGATTATAACAACTTTACCAGATTTGTCATATATTATGTATTTTCCACGCCGCTCAACTACAATCACAGTTCTATTTTAATACACACAACTTTTGATTTTTCGTTCGTTACAAGAACTTTAGCCTCTTCTTTTGCTAATTCGCACACCTCTTGTTTAGTATAACTTCCTACGTGATAATGTTCAAAGTCACCACCAGTAGCTGCGCTTGTTGTTAATTGAACCCAAAGTAAAACCCACATCTACCAACGCCCCTGCCATCTGCCTAAAAAATAAAAAGCAATAAACAATATTCCACCACTTAGTACAAAGATAAAAGCACCAATAGCAAAGTTGATAACCGCATCAACTTGCTCCTGCTTACGATATAGTTCGTCTTTTCTTTGCTTACGCATCTGGGCCTCTATCTGTAGGACTTCTTTCCAAGCACTCGGCCCATAGTTCCAAGAGATATGATCTTTAATCTCTGCCCTCATCTGTTCCATTTTTTTCTTATTAGCAAAGATTTCCAGAGCCGTCTCTTCATCGGATCCCTTAAACGTCTTCTTCCAAAACGGAGGATTCTTCTCACGTTCTTCAATGTTTGTGAAATCAGAAAAAGCCTTACCCCAGTTAGACAATTGACCTGTCATATCCTGAAGATCTTTCCCTGCGGCAATGGCAGACTTTAATCCTTTAAAAGCCCCAGTTGCCATCATGACACAACTGACGGGGTCCATTATCCCCTCCGCTGCGCCGCCTGACGCTGCACGTCAATGCGTTCACGGTTTACTTCGTTACGATTCTGAGCAATGTCTTCTTGGCTTTCAATACGGGCGGCATCAGTTGCTGCACGTTGCTGCATCTTCTGTAGCTCCATCAGCATGTCACCTTGATCGTCTTCTACTTTACGCTGTAGATCTTTTTCTTTCAGAGCCAACTCCTGCATACGGATCTGAACAAGTGGATCTGCCATTGGATCCTCTCCAGTCGGTAGTAGTCCAGGTAGGACTTCAGCCATGAGTTTCTCCATCTGCATAGAGATTAACTGCTCCATTTGAGCGG